TTACCGTATTATTAAATTTCCGCTTTCTGAAACTTCTACTTTCTTTATTGTCATTTCAAGTATCTTGTGAACTAGCTCGCTTTCCTTAGATATTCCTCTCATTCCTTTTTTTGAAAGGTCGTTGTTCAGCTCTATCATTTTTTTATATAGCGCTTCTCTTTCCCATTTTTTTAAATATACAGTCTCAGACATTTTAAACCTCCCTACATTGACTTGTTTTTAATATTCTATAGAAATATAGATTTAATTGTTGACTATAGTTATATAGCTCTATAGAATTCTATAGAAATAAAGATTTCAATTACTGCTTGTAGGGAGCATTTTCCATGAAAAATAATAAAAACATTCTCTTTTGCCTCGCTCCAATCCCTACATTGGACGGGGCATCTTTATTTAAAAAAGACCCTAAAAAAATATACCCTATCGAAAATTGTAATTTGTCATTATATGATTTCTCTCAATTAACAAAGTCCCAATTTAGTCTTATGCTTTTTGGTATGTCTAAGGATAATGAAAATGCTTGATACTCTCATTATTCACATACCGATACGTAAAGAATTTGTCCGTACTACTGGTAACTTAAATAGCGTTATTGGCGATGCCTCTTATTATGGCTTGCCTACTCAAAGTTACTTTAAGCGTGACCTAAAAACTGGTGAAGTAACACATGGCGAACTAAAGCACCCGTATGAATCATTACCCAGTAGCTATAGCGGAATGGCGATTAAATTCTTTTCGGATAATGTCGCAAATACCATACCGTATGTGTCCATGAATGCCAGCGTCAAAATATTGCAAGGTCATAACGTTTATGGCGGTGAATCCGTCAAGAATTTAGCGACTGAAATGCTTTATCTTTTACAAAGCAATTACCCTGAATTTTTCGCTTCTTTAGATGTTGCTCAAGCGTCAATTTCACGCCTTGATAGCACCTATAGTGTAAGACTTGACCATGAAAGACACATTCAACCGTGTTTGCGTTTTTTATCTAATGTCAGTCAAGGACAACGTAAAAGCGATAAAGACAGACGTGATTTCTATAATACGGTTTACTGGGGTGGCAAAACCAGTCGGGAAGGTGGGGCAAAGGCTTACGGCAAACATTGCGAAGTTATGAATGAAGTAACCGAACTAAAACGCTCATTAATGCGTGGCTGCTCACAAGCTAAAAATAAGCTGTCTGTGTTTACACCTGAGCTATTGGACTGGTCTGCAAGACTGTTAAGATTTGAATCATCAACCAAAAAACGAAAGCTTGAAAAGTTAGGGTTACCAACGAACCTATGGCAATTTATAGAGTATCAACAAACAAATAAAAACGTACTCAACGTGCTGTGGAAATTATGGTTTAACCCGATATTAAAAGCGATAGAGGGGAATCTTGAGATGGAAAACTTTGACGAAGCAGCTATTTATGCCTTATGCCGTAAACATCTGTGGTCACAGATTATTAAAAAATCACTGACCCAGCACAATGTTTATGATCGTTATCAGTATTTTCAGTTTGATAGTGACACTCAATTTAAGCTTGTCGGTCGTATCAGTTACACCAAGGCGAACAATGCTTTTAACTTCTATCAGTTATTAAAGGCTAATTCCTTTGCTGATATTAAAAAGCGTTATAGCAATAATGCGTTTCATACTTTGCTTAGGTCTTTAACTCAATTGGGCTTTGCTCGTGGTGAACTGCAAAATTTATTTGAGCGTCAAACTAAATCTACGCCTATGGTTGAATTAATCAAATTCGACTTTAGCAATCAGTACCCTGCTGGATATCAGCCTGTTATTAGTGAGCATATTAATAGCTTTGATTACATCATCAGCAAAAAACCTAAACTTCGTCTAGTCGCCTAAGACAGACACCACAAGGAAACAATAGTATGAAAATGAAAGTTATCCGTGTTAATGCTACCAATCGTAGCGGTACGTCAAAAACTGGTAATCCTTACCACATTGACCAAACAGAAATAACCGTTCAAGTGCCATATTCATCACCGGAAGGTTTTGGTTTTAAAGAAATGACTTATCAATATGGCGATAGCTCACAAATTGCAAAACTACTGCCATTACGTGACCGTCTTTTAGTGGACGGTGTTGAATGTGATATTGAGCTTGGCGCATCACTTAACAGCTATGGTTCAGTGCAAACCATCGTGACGGATATTAAAATCCCTCAAATGGTCGCTAAAGCCTAATGAACGAATACGTAACGGTAGCTGAAAACATCGCAGCTTTTGAATTGATTTTACCTTTAATCCTCATTAGCTTAGGTCTTTCTAGTTTCTTATTCTGTATTTGGTTGTCTGAGTTTATATGTGATTTATTAGACATCGCCACCAGTAGGTCTAAGCGTAAATCTAAAAACATCGCCTCAAATGATGTAGTAAAAAATATTTAACTTAAAAAGGTAGGGCTTTTTATGATTACTCAACAAACAACAAACGTTTTTTTAGTACTTGGTTTTATTTTTATTATCTGTCCGTTTTTACTTGCTTGTTTTTACAAGCTTTACAGATTGGGTCTTATTCCTAGAATAAGCAAAAAGGATAAGTAAATGATTGACTTCATTAACAACATGACAGTTGCTGACTCTCTTGCCTTTGCCGCTTTAATCTTTTGGGCTATTTGGTATTCAATTAGAAGTGTTACAAAATTGAGAAAGGATAGATATTAAATGCTAAAGCTCATCACAGGGATACCAGGCTCGGGTAAAACGCTCTATGCCGTATCCATGCTAAAGAAAGTCGTTGAACATAACGCTACTTTGCCAGTTGATGAGCAACGCAATATTTATTGTGATATTACCGGCTTAACTATTGAAGGTATTGAACCGCCTCCGCTTGATTGGCGACTGACACCACCGAAAAGCCTACTGATTTATGATGAAGCCCAGTTTCAAAAACCGTTTCAAGCTGGTAGGGGATTAAGTCCTTATCAGTATATCCAAGAACTAACCATTCATCGGAAAACGGCACATGAAATATGGTACATCACGCAAGACCCTAAACGGCTGCATGGCAACATCTTGGATATGGTCGAAACGCATTGGCACTTAGACAGACCGTACGGCGCAAAGCTTGCCAATATCTATCAGTTTCGAGGCGCAGAACGCAATCCAAGAAGCCGAACAGCAATAGAACGCGCTGAACGCAAAACCTTGTTTAACTATGATAAGCGTTTGTTTGACTTGTACCAATCGAGTGAAGTAGAGGACGGCATCAAATTGCGTCTACCGCCCAAGCTCTTTATGGGTATAGCAGCAATATTAGCAATAATTGGCTTTAGCGTTTATATGTTCTCTGGTGACAGTACGCAAGCCATGTTAAACGGAACTGGAAAAAATGAACCTGTTAGCACTGCTGCCAATGCTCAACCTGTCGCTGTTCCTGCTGCTGTTCCTGCTGTTGCTCCAGCTCAGCCAGTACCAGCATTATCGCCCGTTGAGCATACTTACTATCCACCAACAAAGGTTATTTTCGAGCAAGTTGCAACGGTTGTCAGTAATAACAATCTGTGTATTGCTAAAGACGCTAGTGGTCGAACATTAGATATATCTAGTGACGAATGTAAGTTATTTGCTGCTAACCCTTATTCAGCGTCTTATATACCGATGGACGCATTAAGTTATGTTTATGTAGAAAAGGAATTACCAAAAGATGGACAGCCAAACCCAGCAAGCAGTTTATGAGTGTGTCGAGCTTGATACGGTCGGGCAGTGTGTCAATTGGCAAATAGTGGAAAACGAGGTTTCACCACCCCTCGACCAATCCGAACAAAATCAGCTTCTAATGGCTGTGTTGTCTGTGATGGTGCTAGTGTGGCTTTTTAAAATGCTCAAAAGAGCGATATGAGGTAAGTGTATGAACAAGTTACAAAAGTTAGGTTTGATGGCTACCGCTTTCCTTGCATCTAGTGCTGCGATGGCTGATGCTCCTGCCGTTACTGGGGTCGTTTCTGACATCGGCGATGCTAAAGCGCCAATCGCTGCCGTTGCTGGTGCATCATTGTCTGTATACGTCGGTTTGCGTGTGTGGAAAATGGTTCGTCGCGCTATTTAGTTAGATTTCGGATTGCGCTGTCAAATGTGATCTGTCCGTTTTCTTGTCTTTGGTTGCTCATTGGGACAACTCAATGAGCAATCAAGCAACATAGATTTGGGCTAGGGTGTTGATTTATGTTTCTTGATTATCTACCAGAACTGGTTATTATTTGGGCTTGTTATCAACTTTTATTTAGGTAGGGCTAGATATGAAAAACCTTAATACAATATTTTTTGTTACTTGTTTTATTATTGGTTTCCTTTTTATGCCGTCTTTTATAAAGGGTCTGATCGGTTCATGAAAAAATACGCCATCGTATTTCTATCGCTGCTCTTGGTTGTTAGTTTGCCCTTTGCTGCTCATGCCAATATTGTCACGGCAACTGGCAAATATATTATTAATGCTGTTAAGCATGCTCCGGGCGGTGCAAAAGTTCATGCAACTGATACGGTGACTGGTGCTAAGCATGTGATTAAGCATGGTGTTAGTTCTGCTGATTTGGGGAAAAGTATCGGTGCTGGTATTGTTGGCTTTGGTGTTGGCACTGGCGCAGGACTTGCTTTTAAAGCCATCACCGGCTTGGCACTTGATGCGGTGGATTGGGTGATGGACGAGGAGAATAATCAGATTAAGTGGAAAAAGAAGGGTGATACTGGTGGTGGTGATGGTTCTACTTATGCTCAATACTACACTTCCTATAAGGGTTTAAAATCTAACGGTATCGGTGAAGCTGCTGCTATTGATTTGTGCCGTAGGGCTATTGCTCTTTACAATTCCGAGGGTGGTACTCAATACACTTATCATAGTGTGATTATGTCTACTCCTCCTCTTTGTACTCATACTCCGGGCGGTCAGGGTAATGTTTTTAATGCTTTTTCTCTTGTTAATAACCCTGCTTATGATCCTTCTGCTCCTCCAGACGGTTACAAGTCAGTCCCTCTTGTAGATTTAGCTAAAAAAGTCATTGAACAAGCTGATGGTGGCAATGTGGACTCTCAAAAAACGATTGAAGATTATGTTACTAATTTGGCAAAAAAAGGTAAATTGGATGCTGAATTAGACAATGCTACTGACATTACTAAGCCTGACGAACCTACCAAGCCCGAAGACCCAGACAAAGATTGCCCCATTGGAACAACCAAACAGGGTGAATTCTGTGTCAAACCTGCGCCTGATAATGTGCCTTTATTCTGTAATCAAAGCGATTTCACAAGAAAAATCTGCGACTGGATAGACTGGACGCAAGTTAAGCATGATGAACCTGACCCCGACGCTGGAAAAGTCGATATTAAAGACAAGTCAGAGGATTTAAATATAGATAGAGACCGTATTGATTTTACCAATCAGTGCCCAGCGCCAACGCCAATTAACACCAGTGTTGGCGGTTTCCCTGTTAGTACAGAATTGAACTATCAGCCGTTATGTGACTTCTTTACCATGCTCAATCCTTTTGTTGTTGGCATGGGTGGCATATCCAGTGCCTTGATTATTGCTGGAGGTGCTCGACGTGGGTAA